AAGAATTTGTTTCATTCTTACAACGAAAAGGCAAAAGCAGCAGGGTTGACAGCCGATATGGGTGTTGAGTATGACCGCTTTATCGCTCGTGAATACGAAAAGAATCCATTTGATAAACGAAAAAGCGCACTTGCTGATGCTGCTTATGAATATTCCCAACAAGGAACCTTCTCTCAAGATACCGGAGATGCGTTTACTACGGGCGTTATGGGAGTCTTAAATGCTCATCCTGTCTTAAAGTTTGTTCTTCCGTTTGTTAAAACGCCCACAAACATTCTTAAGTTTGGATTGAGCAGGTCTCCGCTTGGGCTTGCAAGGGACGCTGTATTGCTTACGACAAGTGCTAAATTTAGAGAAGCATTTACAAATGGATCTCCTGAGTTCCGTGCAGAGCTTGTTGGAAGAATGACTGTTGCCAGCGCATTTACGGCTTCTGTTGCTACTTACCTAATGAACAGTGAGGGTAAAATCACTGGACACGGTCCACAGAATAAAGAAGAAAAGGACGCTTTGAAGTCCACCGGATGGCAACCTTACTCGATTAAAATCGGAGATAAGTATTACAGCTACAACCGTCTTGATCCTATTGCAACCCCCTTGGGAATCCTTGCGGACCTTGCTGAGTTCAACAAAGTAAATGCTCCGAAGTCTGAAGAACAGGCAGAGAACGCTCTATCGGGTTTGTTGGTGTCGCTGACTTACAACTTAACTGACAAGAGTTACCTGCGTGGATTGAACAACTTGTTGAACTGTTTGCGAGATCCAGAAACCTATGGTCCTAAGTTGCTTCAAGACATCGCTGGTGGTTTTATTCCGAACACTTTTAATCAACTTCAAAACATGGAGAACATGACGATCCAGCGCGAAAGTCGTTCAGTGATGGACGCTATGATGCGGCGGATTCCCGGTGTAAGCGAAGAGCTTCCTCCACAAAGAACTTTCCTTGGTGACGTAATCTACAAGGAAAACCCTTTGGGACTCTTGAACGTCGTAAGTCCTGTCTATGTTTCGACCAAAAAGAACGACATTGTTGACCAAGAAATCTCAAGGTTGATGCATGGATTTGCTCTTCCCCCAGCTAAGATTAACGGAATTGCTGACTTGGACATGAGAAACTTTAAGAACTCAGCAGGTGTTCAAGCTTACGATAGGATGCTTGAATTGTCTGGAACAACCACGATTGATGGGCGTAACGTAAGGCAAGCCCTATCGATGCTAATGAAATCTCCTGAGTACAAATCCTTTCCATCTCAAAACATGGAGGATCAAATCGGAAAGTCTTCACCTAGAATCACTGCAATTAACCGTGTTATTAAGCGGTATCGCAATAAGGCACAGGTTGAAATGCTTGGGGAATTCCCTGAATTGTATAATACGATGGGTCAAATGACGCAAAAACAAAAGGATTATCGCTTGGGTAAATTTGAGAATCAACAATAAATAACTAAAATGGCTACTACTTACGAACTTTCATACTTTGAAACAGACACTGGGCTTTCTGGAACTACCTTTGTTTACGGCTTTGATGCCCTTACTACAGGAGATGTGAAGATTATTGGTTACATTGGGACTGCCCAAACGGATCTTTCGCCCACTATTGCTACCGTAAATACCACCACAAAGACCCTTACGCTCACCACAGCACCTACGGCTTACAATAAGATTCGCATCTTTCGCTCAACCACGGTGCTTCCACTTGTGGACTTCACTAGCGGTGCTGTGTTGTCTGAGGATGCCCTGAATACCGCCTATAGGCACTCGTTGTTTGCTGCTCAGGAGGTCTCTCAGGATGCTTCCAACAGCTCTAATCGCTCTGTGATCTTCACTGCGGACATCAATAACGGAGCAATTACAACCGATAAGCTAGGCATTGATTCGGTTACTACCACTAAAATTGCTGACGATACTATTGCAACTTTACTTATTCAAGACCTAGCGGTCACCACAGGTAAACTTGCTAACACCTCAGTCACAAGTGCAAAACTAGCAAGCGATTCTGTGACAACTGCTAAGATCCTTGATGCCAACGTGACGGCTGGAAAGCTGGCGGCTACCTTGGATCTTTCGGCCAAAAACCTAATTATTCCAGATAGTCAAAACCCGTTTGCCAAAGAGTACTTCTTTGCTATCGACCAAAAGGCACAAGGAACCGCTGGTGGGTCTGCTGCGGCAGCCACAACGGTAACTCGTACTCTCAACGTGCAAGTCGGAAACGTCATCATAGGTGCATCCTTGAATGCCAACCAGATCACGTTGCCAGTTGGGACTTACTACACTGAGTTTAAAGCACCTGCAATCTCCGTAGGAGCGCACGCTTGTTGGCTTAATAACAACACAGCGGGTTCAGTAGCTGTCTACGGAAGCAGTGAGTTTACTTCGGTAAACGCTTCATGCTCCAGCGTCGGCTTTGGTGAGTTTACCTTGACCACTCCAAGCGTCCTTGAGTTGAAACACTACACAACCGCAGCACGAGCCACTGATGGACTAGGAGCAGCCCTGAACCTTACAGGTCGCCCTGAGTTTTACTCTTCAGTTAAAATCTGGAAGACAGCCTAACGATGAACGACAACACACATCCTCCTGCTTTGATCGGTGTCATAGGACTCTTGGCTAACCTATCTCTTGAACAAGTGAACACAGGTATCGCAATAATGGTTGGCCTAGCTACCTTGATTTACATGGTCATTAAGATCCTTAAGGAACTTAAGAACAACAAACAATAAAACTATATGAGTGAAGAAGTACACTTTGATCGCGCCTTAAAGATGGAGGGTCTCCAAGATCTTTTGATCGACGAGTTCATTCAACAAATCAAAGGCGGCGAGTCATCCCCAGCACTCCTTAACGCTGCCCGTCAAATGCTCAAGGACAACGGTATCTATGCTACGGTAACCAAAAGTAGCCCCTTGGGTGAACTTGTTAATCTCCTTCCGTTTCACGACGAGGGACTTGACCGTGTTGTTGGAGAGTAGTATTAAGTTCAGATATTTATGCACCAAGTTCCGCATCAACTTAAAGACTTTAGAAACTTCCTGTACTTGTGCTGGAAGCACCTGAAGCTCCCTGATCCAACACCAATCCAGTATGAGATAGCCGACTGGATGCAACATGGCCCCAAGCGGGCTGTCTTGCAGGGGTTTCGGGGTGTTGGTAAATCGTGGATCTGCTCTGCCTATGTTGTCCACCAGTTGCTCCTAGATCCCTCTAAGAACATCCTTGTGGTCTCTGCGTCCAAGACTCGTGCTGATGACTTTTCCACGTTCACGCTTAGGTTGATCCACGAGATGCCCATGTTGGAACACCTGAAGCCCACGGATAAACAGCGGTTCTCCAAGATCTCCTTTGATGTTGGTCCAGCACCTGCGTCCCACGCGCCGTCCGTAAAGTCCCTTGGGATCACCTCGCAGCTTACAGGTTCCCGTGCGGACATCATTGTGGCAGACGACGTGGAAGTCCCAAACAACTCAGCAACCCAGTCACTTAGAGACAAACTTGGGGAACAAGTGCGAGAGTTCGAGGCCATCCTTAAGCCCCTTGGGTCGTCACGGATCTTGTTCCTTGGTACTCCCCAGTGTGAAGACTCCATCTACAACAAGCTGATCGAGCGGGACTACTCGTGCAAGGTGTGGCCCTCTAAGATCATCACGGTAGCCAAGAACGAGAAGTCCTACCAAGGCAACGTAAGCACTTCGTGTGTTGATGATGCCCGTGAGGGACTCCCCAGTGAACCCCTTCGATTCTCTGAGTTGGACCTTGCAGAACGAGAAGTGTCCTATGGTCGCACAGGGTTTGCCATGCAGTTCATGCTTGATCCTAAGTTGTCCGACTTAGATCGTTATCCGTTAAAGATCAACGACTTGATTGTGATGGACATCGACAGGGACAAGGCTCCTGAGAAACTTGTGTGGGCGCAGTCACCGGATCTCATTTGGGACTCTTCAGTACCCAACGTAGGCTTCACGGGAGACAGGTTCTATAGGCCCTTTAAGGTCGTGGGAGATCACATTGATTACCAAGGCTCTGTGTTGTCCATTGACCCTTCGGGACGTGGTAAGGATGAAACAGCTTGGGCAGTCGTGAAGATGCTCAATGGCTACCTTTACGTCGCTGAGTTCGGTGGTCTCCAAGGTGGCTACAGTGCTGACGTGTTAAAGACCCTTGCCCTTAAAGCTCACCACCACAACGTCAACGAGATCATTGTGGAATCCAACTTTGGTGATGGGATGTTCACGGAGATCTTCAAGCCTTACCTTGAGAAGGTCCACCCGTGTTCCATCAAGGAAGTCCGTCACAGCACCCAAAAGGAAAAGCGCATTGTGGACACCTTGGAACCCGTCATGAACCAACACAGGCTTGTCTTTGACCCTAAGTCCATCAAAAAGGACTACGAGTCTTGCTCGGTGTATCCCACGGACTCCCAGTTGCGTTACCAGTTGATGTACCAGTTGTCACGGATCACAAGGGACCGTGGTGCTTTGACCCACGATGACCGACTAGATGCCCTTGCAATCGCTGTGGCCTACTGGGCTGAACATATGGCCCAAGATGCCAATAGGCGCATTGACGACCGCAAGGAGGATCTCCTGAAGGATGAACTGACCAAGCTTGCCGACTCTTATTT